GCTCAACGATTAAGATTTATTAAATCAACATTTGGTGAAGATATTGCAAAAAATGTATCAGATGTAATTGATAATGGTGTAGAAAAGGTATCAAACTCAGCTGCTGAAACAATTAGAAGTCAAGCTAAAATGTTAATTGATGATGATGTGGTTAAAGTATGTGAGCAAGGTAGGATGGCACCATATATGGGTGATTTAGATGACAAAGCAACCAATGGTACTCATAGATTTTCCAAATTTGTAATGGGTAAAGGTAAAGATTGGAATTCTTCATTAACAAAAGAAAAATTGGAGTTAATGCAGGAATATATCAATTCAAGACTATACGATGAAAATGGTAATTCACGAATTATATCAGAATCATACACGGATGATGATGGTGAAGTTGTTGATGGTACTTTTTATATAGATGATGATGGTAATAAGATTGGTCCAATTAAATCATTGGGTGATGCTAAAATTGGATTACCATTTGAACCATTCGGAAAAATAGCAATAAAGTTGGGCGAATTTGGTGCAAATGAAGAAACCAAAAAAATTAAAAAAACTGAAAAAGATTTGGTAACCGAAGTTCATACCGAAGTTACAAATGCATTATTTGATGCAGATTCTGAAGAGGGGGGATATCATCCAACTGATAGACCTGATGTGGATAATGGTAAAAATACCCAAGCATATATTTTTGGTACAATGAAAGCTATGCATATTGATACATACATTGATATGGATGATGACGATGATGATGCACTTTTAATTCAAATGGGCGTTAACGGAGTTAAACCATCTATGGTTAGAGAATGTGTGACTGAAAAAAGTGGATTTACTGGAGACACAAAAACACCAGAAGGAAAGAAAGCATTAAAAGAATTTATCCTAAAAAGATGTAGAGTAACACCTGGTGGCGAGAAGATTAGTGTAATGAATGGTGACAAAGAAGTGGAACTCTTTAATGACCAATGGAGAACGGCTGGTACTAATCAAAAAGTAGCTAGTTATTTTGGTAGTGCGATACGAGAGTGTTTACAGAAAAAAGCAGCCAGATAATAGGAAGAGATTAGGTGAGAACACAATTACTTTGCACATTCGCATTTGAAGAGTCTTTAGAAGATACTTTAGATGATATTATAGATACGCATGATATACTTTTCAATAGAATATTTGTATTGGAAAGTGATGATGAAGATGAATTGATGTGTACATACAACATATCGTATGTAACTAAATACAATATGTTACCTGATACAATATCAGTACATAGAAAAAAAGAAACAAATACCATATACACAATCAATGCTTTAAATCAACTCATTAGAATGCTCAATGGTGGTAATTTAGACAAATCATATACAGTTAACTGGGATGATTATTCAAATTCAATAATGTTGGTTAGAGGTGGGGAATTCAGTATATTACCAACTAAGGTATATAATATTATTACGATAGAATAAAGGTAACGTAAAATTAACATTGGGGGGTTGATATTATCAACTCTTTTTTGTATCATTACATCAATGTCTCTACAACTAGGTTATGCTTGTATTAACCTTGCTCTAGGTAAGCAAGGAATACACACGAATCGCAGTATGATTCGTAAAACATTTGATAAACGTGGTCTTTCATACGTGTCCGAATTGGCTCTAAAAAACGTAACAGACCTTAAACGTATCATTCAATGGAATATTGATAACGGTGTACCGCTCTATCGTATGAGTAGTGGTATATTTCCGTGGATGAGTGAGTATCAATTTACCGATTTACCTGATTATGAGAGTATACATTCTATTCTCAAAGAGGCTGGAGAATTTGCCCAAAATCACGGGCATAGATTGAGTTTTCACCCCGGTCAATTTTGTGTATTGGCATCACCTAACGAAGATGTTGTTACTCGTTCTATTGATGAGTTAGACAAGCATTCACAGATTATGGATATGATGGGCCTACCAAAATCTAATATGGCTAAAATCAATATCCATGTGGGAGGTGCATATGGTGACAAACAATCTGCTCTTCAAAGATTCTGTGAAAACTTCAAACGACTACACCCACATACACAAGCACGTCTTACTGTAGAAAACGATGACAAAGCTAGTATGTATTCTGTTGTTGATTTGTATGACGGCATTCACAAAGTTATTGGTATTCCTATTGTGTTTGATTATTACCATCACAAATTTTGTAATGGTGGACTTACCGAACAAGAGGCTCTCCAACTTGCAATCAGTACGTGGAATTGCAAACCATGTACTCATTACTCAGAATCACGCAGAGTTGAACAAAAACTAGTCATTGAAGAGTTGTGTAGAAAAAACAACATCAGTATGGATGAACTACCCAGTTGGCCAACCCTTTCAAAAGTGTATAATCAATACTGTAAAACTAAAGAACAAGCTCATAGTGATTACATAATGGACCCAATCAATGATTATGGGCATGACATTGATGTAATGGTTGAAGCAAAGATGAAAGAACAATCTTTAATACAATATCAAAAAATTCAAAATAAAATTTTGATTTCTGAATAACAATTCTTATATTTACAAACATCACTAAAAACTTAAAATTCAAAATTATGTCGCTAGATTTAGATTCAATTAGAAACAAACTAAACAACTTGCAAAAATCAACTTCAAAGAAGAGTGATTTTATTTGGAAACCTGAAACTGGTAAAAACCAAATCCGAATTGTACCTTATCAATTCAATAAGGAAAATCCTTTCATTGAAGGTTATTTTCATTACAATTTGGGTAGAAAAACTTATTTATCTCCACAAACCTATGGAGAATCAGACCCTATTGTTGAATTTTCCGAGCAGTTGAAGTCAACTGGTGTTAAGGAAGATTGGCAACTTGGTCGTAAGCTAGAACCAAAAATGAGAATTTATGTTCCTGTATTGGTTCGTGGTAAGGAAAATGAGGGTGTTAAACTTTGGGGATTCGGTAAAACTGTTTATCAAGAATTGCTCAACTATATTGTTGACCCCGATTATGGTGATATTACCGACTTGAAAAATGGTAGAGATGTGGTTGTTACCTACGTTCCTGCCGAAGGTGCTAATTATCCCAAAACATCTATCATGATTAAACCAAACCCAACTCCGGCAACTGAAGATAGGGCTATTGCCGATATGGTGTTGAATCAACAATCCGATTTCTTTGATGTGTTTGAAAAGCGTTCGTATGATGAACTAAAGAATGCTCTTGAAATGTATATCAATCAAGATGAAGTTGTCGATGAACAAGTTCAATCTGAAAAGCAAGAAACCAGTTCGGTTACTAAAACCGATGATTTGGATTCAGCATTTGATGACCTATTCAATTCCTAATCCACTTAACTCTTAATTATGAAAATTACATCTGACGGTAAAAAGTACATTTCTAAAAATGTAGAATCACCTATCAAAACTTTGGCGGGTGAGTTGGATAAACGTGGACAATTCAATGGTGCCATTAGTGATATCATTGCTCACGTTTTAAAGAACATCAATGAAATTTCAAAATGGGAAAATGCCGATGAGCAAACGTGATGATTTAACACAAGTTATAGCCGATTCTATCAATAAAAAGTTTAAGGACTATAAAACGGCTTTCTTTTTAGACGGAATGGAAGAAACTCCAACTGACTTAACTGAGTGGATTTCTACAGGGTCATCTATGTTAGATTTGGCTATTTCCAATAGAAAACATGGTGGAATACCAGTTGGTAGAATTACAGAGATAACCGGACTTGAAGCTTCTGGTAAGTCATTGGTAGCCGCTCATCTTTTGGCAAATACTCAAAAGAAGGACGGGTTGGCCATATTCATAGATACTGAAAATGCTATCAATGAACAGTTTTTGGGGGCTATTGGTGTTGACCTAAACAAGATGTTATATATCCAAACGGAAACGGTTGAAGATATATTTGAAATTGTTGAAAGTATCATTACAAAAGTTCGTGAGTCTGATAAAGATAAGTTGGTTACCATTGTGGTTGATTCGGTAGCCGCCGCTACAACCAAAGTAGAGCAATCTGCTGATTATGAAAAGGATGGGTGGTCTACTGCCAAGGCAATTGTTATTTCAAAGGCAATGCGAAAGATTACACAATTGATTGGCAGACAACGAGTGGCTTTGGTTTTTACAAACCAACTCCGAGAAAAACTTGGTGTTATGTTTGGAGACAAGTATACTACTTCAGGTGGTAAAGCGCTTCAGTTCCACGCATCTTGCAGATTGAGATTGAAATCTGTTGGTCAATTGAAGGCAAAGATACATGGTAAAGAACAAGTGGTTGGTATCAAAACGAAGGCACAAGTTGTGAAAAATCGAATGGGACC